AGAAGATCCACGTCGATGACGCCTTCGTGGCCGCGATGCAGGACAACTTCGCCAAGGGCACCTGTGACATCGTCCAGGTCCCGCTGGCCAACGACGACAACAAGCACGTGGAGGGCCCTGCCGCCAACCTGGGCGAGGTCGTCGGCATCAAGGAGCGGGGCGGCAAGGTCTACGCGCTCATCGACGCCCGCCAGGACGCGGAGAAGTTCGGCAAGACCTACCTGGGCGCGAGCGCGTACCTGTCGACCAACTACACCGACAGCGCCACAGGTAAGAAGGCCGGCCCCACGCTCCTCCATGTAGCGGTCACCAACCGGCCGTATGTCACCGGGCTGGAGGACTACAAGGAAGTCCTGGCCGCGTCGGCCGATAGCACGGGAGAAGTCTTCGTCCTGACTCCCGCGCCGCCGGAGGAAACCGTGCCGCTTACCAGGGAAGAGCTGCTTGCCGCTCTGAAGAACGAGCACGGCATCGACGTTGCCGCCTTGCAGGCTGCCGCGCCGCCTGCGCCTGACACCGCCGCGCTGACCACCTCCGTCGTGCAGGCACTCAAGGACGGCGGCTACGTCTCGCTGGCAGTTGACCCCGGCACCGTGAGCCTGGGCGACGTCACCGCCGCGGTGGTCGAGCTGGCGGCCGACAACAAGGGGCTGCGCGGCGAGGTCGACACCCTCAAGCGCCAGGCGGCCGAGACCGAGGTGGACGGCTACATCGGCACCGGGCGCCTGCTGCCGAAGACCCGGGCCGCGGCGGTCGAGATGGCACTGTCCCGCCGCGACGACCTGGACGCCATCCTCGCCCCGGCCGACCGCCCGTACGTGCGCCTGAACCACCAGGAAGGCGCGTCCGGCCCGGACGGGGAGCAGAAGCAGGAAGAGGACATCGACGCCGAGGTGGCGCGGCTCGCCGCGGAGCACGCGGAGTACTTCACCCCGGACGGCACCCGGAAGTAGCCGGGCTGAGCAGAGCGAAGGGCGCGGCAGATGCCATCCAACGACTCGAATGAGTTTGACTACACCCCGGGGTACGTCAAGCCCACGCACGAGTACGGCCAGGGCTACGGCGATGAGTTCCACGCTGAGGCGGTACAGGAACTCCTGCTCAGCTATGCCGCGTTCACCCAGCGGGGTGTCACCCTCGCGGCCGGCCAGGGCGTGCTGCCGACCGGGTGCATCATCGCCCGGCACACGGCGTCAGGCAAGTACTTCTCCTACATGGCGGGCGCGACTGACGGCAGGCAGGTCCCGGTGGGCATCCTGCGCGACGGGCGCGACACCGGCGGCCCCGGCGCGGCCAGCCTGAGCGCCTACAACGCCGGCACCAACGGGGTGAACCCGGACGCCATCACGCTGTCCGGCGGCTCGATCGTCTTCCCGGCGAGCCCGGCGGGCAAGGTGCCGGTCGACGCGCTCGGCAACATGGTGGTCCGCGGCATGCTGAACGGCAACGTGGTTTCCGGCACCGACACGACCAACGTCATCAACGGCAGCGGCCTGGGCTCCGGCGCTGGCCAGGCGATGGTGCTGCTCGGCGCGCGCTACGTCCCCTACGGCGGCTCGGTTTCCGCCGTGCCCGCCTCGTTCCCCGGCGGCCCGATGGACGGTACCCCGCCGTCCAGCGCGGGCGTGGTGCCGACGAGCGGCGCGGGAACCGGGGTTTCGGCCTTCATCTTCTAATCGCCGATAGCCCGGGTGTGTGGGTAACCCGGGCAGACCTCCGGGCGCTGGAGCAGCGCCTCGACCAGAGGCTGTCACAGATCGACGCCAAGCTAGGAGTAATCGTGGCAGCTCAGGACGACATCAACGCCGCTGTGACCCAGATCCAGGCCACCATGACCGACGTCGGCAGCCAGGTCACCCAGCTGGGTACCGACGTGACCAACATCCAGGCCGAGATCACCGCTCTGCAGCAGCAGAACCCGACGGTGGATACCTCGGCCCTCAACACTGCGGTCGCCGCCCTCGCCCAGACGCAGGCCAACCTGGACACTGCGGTCACCTCGGTCACGAACATCGTGCCCCCCGCGCCGGCCCCGTGATTGACGGTTAGCGAAACACCGCCACTGCCAGGCCCCCGGGACACCCGTCCGCCGGGGGCCTGGCTTTTGCTGTAATAAAGGTTGTGAGTCATCACCGGTACGGCGACTGGCGCGCGGCGCACTACGGGAAGCGCCGTTACCGCTCCCGGCGCCAGGCCTGGCTGGTCATCGTCCGCATCTGGCTGCGCGAGCGGCGGCTCGACTCCCTGGAGCCGTACACCTGCCGCTGGGGGCCGGACTGGAACGCGGGACGTACTGCCGGGCCGCACGTTCACATCGGGCACGGGAAGCACACGCCTGCTGAGCGGGCCCGGTACCTGCTGAACCGCGTGGTCATCTGGCCTGCGTACCGCGCTAGGAGGCGCTGCCGCCGCCTGCGGGGGCAGCTTGTCCGATAGGACCGGGTAACCGCCGTAGCGCGGTCAGGCCAGCCATGTGGCCCCTTCCGGGGGCGGCGCAGGCCGGGCACCCGAGCTGGTGCCGCTGCCCAGCCGAGCGAACCCGGACATGAGGGGCCAGCAGTGCCTGATATCAGCCTTCTTGAGCCGGTTGTGCTACGCGGGGTTGTCGAGAAGTTCGTGACTCCCGAGACCCTGCTGCTGCTCAACCGCCTGGACCAGACCCCGTGGCCCTTCCCGTCTGCTACCTGGGACGTGGTGAAGGGAAGCCGGGCGGTCGCCAAGCCGAACGTGCCGAACTCCGAGGCGCACATCATCTCCCGGCTCGGCCGTAGCCAGGAGAGCGCGAGTTTTATCTACTTGCGCGAGAAGAAAGTCTTTGAGCCGACCACGCTGCACTGGCTGCGGACGCCCGGCGAGATCGCCCGCATCAACGCCGAGCGCGCGGTGCTGAGGGAGATCAACGACCTCAACCAGCGGTTCGACAACTTCGCGGAGTGGAGCGCCTGGCAGGCGCTGGGCGGCGGCATCCAGTACAACTACGCCGACGTCCAGGCCACGGTCAACTACAAGTTCCCGTCCAGTCACTTCGTGACCCCGGCCACCCCGTGGGTGACCAACTCGGCGCTCGGCTACTACACCGCGGGCGGCGTCTCCGCCAACAGCGGCGCGGCCGGCAACGCCGCCACGCTCGGCCAGCCGAACACCCGGCTGAACGCTTCCGGCGGCACCATCACGTACGCCACGCCGGTGAGCATCATCGAGGACGTGCGCAGCTGGAAGCGGCTGCTGACCATCCACGGGCGGGTGCCGGCGAAGGAGGTCTTCGCTACCTCGGTGACCATGACCGGCCTGATGGAGGCGTGGGTGAGTGCCACGCAGGCGTCCACCGTCTCGATCCCGGCGACCATGCTGTCCGACCGGATGAAGGACGAGTTTTACAGCACCGGCATCATGACCGGCTTCATGGGCCTGACCTGGACCACGGTGGAGCAGGTCTTCGAGTCTGACCTCGGGAACCTGACCTTCTTCGTGCCCGACGGCCAGATGTACCTCGGCAACTACACCGACCAGCGGCCGGTGGAGGTCCTGGTCGGCCCGACCGCGGACGACGAGGCTCCCGAGGGATTTACTGGAAAATATGCTAAAACGTGGAAGGAGAAGGACCCGTCCGCGCGTCAGTACCTTTTGGAATGGCATATCCTGCCGATCATCACGAGGCCTGAGCAGATGCTCGTGGCGACCAACATCGTCACCAACGGCCTGACTGGCGGAAGCGCGGCCCCGGCGGGCTACTACGCGGGCTCTGTCGGCAACGCTGCCGGCGGCGGCAACATCGACTAGCCTGGTAACTGCACGGCGCTTCGCCAAGCCCGAAGAAACAGCCCCCGGAGGTGGTAGCCCGGGGGCTGTTTCGCGCCCGGACGTAGTATCTACCGTGCCGTGGCACGGGGCTGCCCCCTCGGACCCGGCACCGGGAATGAGGGAGGGGCGGACGCCAAAGCTGGCCTGGAACAGGACACGCGGACTCAGGTCCGCGGCGAGGATCTCCGGGCAGAGCCGCTACCTGTCCCTCCCGATTTCCGGGTAAGCTGGCACTGCCCTTCTAGGCGTGGGCGGACTGTACCGTAAGGGGACCTGGCTGCAGACCGGGTCCCCTTTACGTTCCCGCCGATTGCCTGCGCATGGCAGGACTGAGCGGCGAGCAGGCCGTTATCGACGTGGTGGCCCTTTCCGAGCGGCTGTGCCCGAGTGATGCCCCGGTGAAGCCGGGGACGGCGGAAGTGATTCCGTGGCCGGACTGCGCGCTCGGCCACCAGAACCACCCGGACGCCCGGTTCTGTGCTGCGTGCGGGCTGCCGATGGGCGCGGCGCTGCCTGTTGCCGGGGAGCCGATGCGCCCCAGGCCCTCTGCCGAGCTGACCCCGGCGGAGCGGGCCGAGCGGGAGCGCAAGCACGCGGAGGCGGTGGCCGCCGCCGCCCGGTTCGAGAGCGCGCCGCAGCAGTTCGTGCCGGTTGAGGGCGAGGCGGTGCTTATCCACTTCGTGGCCGACGGGCTGACCGCGTTCGGCCAGGTGTGGTACCGCGGCCAGGAGCTGGCGATCGGCCCGGACCACCCGCGCTGGCCCGAGGCCCTGGGGTGGATCACCCTGGACAGGTACGGGCAGGCCGACCGCTGGGGGGAGCAGAAGTTCGACTTCGGCCCGTGGCCCGGCCGCAAGAGCTACACCGAGGCCGCGGGGTCGTTCGAGCAGCTGCGCGGCACCGACGCGGCGGGCAACAAGGTGACGTTCGCCGGCCCGTCTGAGGATCAGCTGCGCGCCGCCGACGAGGCCGAGGCCAGGCGCGGCCGGGCGGTACCCGCCCCGGCGATGATGTGAGGCATCGTGACCTTCCCGGCAGGGCTGACCACCATCACCGTGACCGGCCAGAACATCATCGACTTCGGGGGAGCCCGCCTTAACGGCATCGTGGTCTTCACGGCCAGCGCGCCTGTCGCCGACCCGGGCGCCGCGGCGGTTGTCGCCGGGTCGGCGCAGGGGGTGGTCATCGACGGGACGATGGCCCCGGTGGTCCTCCCGACGACTGACAGCGTGAGCCCGGCGTTCGCCTACACCATCACGTTCCGGCTGCAGGACGCCGACGGCAACGGGCCGCCGCCGTACGGCGGCGTCTCCATCCCGCACATCCTGGGAGGGAGCGTTGACCTGTCCGCGCTGGTGCCGGGCAGCGCGCCGCTCCCCCCGACGGCTTTCAGCACCGCCAACACCTGGGAAGCCACGCAGACGCTAGACGGCAGTCCCCCGCTGAGCGTTCCCGGCGGCGCCGACGGCGACGTCCTCACCGTGGACGGGAGCGGCAATGTCACCCTGCAGCCGGTGCCCGGCGTGTCCAGCACGGTCGTGTCCGTCTTCGGCCGGTCCGGCGCGGTTGCCGCGCAGTCTGGCGATTACACGGCAGCCCAGGTCGGGGCAGACGCCTCCGGCGCGGCGTCTGCTGCCCTGACGGCTGCCGAGACCTACGCAGCGGCGCAGGCTACCGCGGCGCAGGCCGCGGCCGAGGCGGCGTCAGACCCGGCAGGCTCCGCAGCGGCGGCCCAGGCGGCGAGCCTGCAGAAGCTGGCGAACCTGTCTGACCTGCCGTCGGCTTCTACGGCGAGGGTGAGCCTCGGGCTCGGCACCGCAGCCACCCACCCGAGCACCGACTTCGACGCGGCGGGCGCGGCGAGCACCGCGCAGTCGAACGCAGAGGCGTACACCGACGCCGAGACGACGCGGGCCGAGGCAGCTGAGGCACTGAAGGCACCGCTCTCCTCCCCGGCGTTTACCGGTAACCCGACAGCCCAGACTCAGGTGGCGGGGAACAGCAGTACGCGCCTCGCCACGACTGCCTACGCGGACAGTGCGGTCGCCGTCGAAACCTCTCGCGCCGAGACGGCCGAAGCGCTCAAGGCGCCCCTCGCCAGCCCGGCGCTTACCGGCACGCCGACGGCTCCCATTGCGTCACCGGGCACGAACACGGCGCAGCTCGCCACGACCGCGTTCGTCGAGACGGCGCTCCCGACCCTGCCGCTGTCAATCGCCAACGGCGGCACGGGCACCGGGACGGCCGCCCCGCAGAACGACGTGCTCGCCGGGCCGTCATCGGCCGGCGCGGGCGCCCCGTCGTTCCGGCCGCTGGTCGCAGCCGACCTGCCCGCGGGCACAACGTCAGCGCAGGGGGCGCTCCAGCTCGACGGCACTGCGGGCGATATCCAGCCGGTGGGCACGGCGGCTGCGGCGGGGACGAAGGGGCAGGCGGCCGACGCGAAGCACGTGCACGCCGGCTTCACCCGGGTTGCCACGACGGGGACCGCCGGGTTCGCGCTGACCAACGGCAC